TCAGTCGTATTCAAAAGCTTTTAACTTACCTGCTACAAAAAGAAACAATAAAATCTTTGACAATATATTTGAAGTAACTAGAACAGATACAGGGCTTAACTTTAATCCTTACAAGAAAACAAAATGTATTTTAAAACAAGATGGTTTTTTATTATTCGAAGGATATTTAAGAATGATAGATATTTCTGACAAGGAAGGAGAAATAAGCTACAATGTCAATCTTTATTCTGAAGTAATAGCTCTTGCTGATGTATTAGGAGAAAGAACATTTTCTGATTTAGACTTTTCTGAATTAAATCACGCTTATAATTATACAGAAATTAGGAATAGTTGGCAAGGAATATTAGGACTAACTAACCCTTTACCTGTTGGTTCATTTGCAGGAACAGTAGGAACATCAGTTACAGAAGTTTTAAGATACCCTTTTTGTGATTGGACACATCAATACACTTTTGATGCTAGTTCAGGCTTTCCTGTTTTGCCAAATTTAGAAAGTTCATTTAGACCTTTTATATCTTTAAAGTATTTAATAAATAGAATATTTGAAGCAACTGATTTTACTTATGAAAGTACATTCTTTGATACAGCAGATTTTGGAAATTTGTTTATGGATTTTAATTGGGGTAGTGCTGATGTGCCAACTGTAGGAAATACAAATACTTTTTCAGGAATATGGGCAAAACAAATTGGAAGCACAATAAACCCTTCAGTGTACGCAGGAACTACTTTTACAAATTTAGAGCTTTTCGGTAACGGAACAAATACACTTCCATCAAGTTATAATACCACAACACATAAAATAACTGCAACTAACACTAATCAACAGTACAATATAACAGCAACTTATAGAATTGAAAATACATCAACAACTGTTGCACAAACAATAGAATGTCAATGGATTTTAAACGGAACAACTGTAATAAATGCAACTACTTTTTCTATTCCTGTTTCAAGTTATGTAGATTACAGTTCTACTTTTAGTGAGATTTTAAATACAGGAGATACTTTAGAAGCTCAATTTAAAAGAAGTAACCCTTTTAGTTCTAACACAGTCAGACAATTTGAAATGGGAATAACACCAACAGCTGTTGCTACCTTTAATATTAACACAGCTGCAATCACGTCAAGTATATTATTACAAACATTACGTGGTGAACTCGGACAATGGGATTTCTTAAAAGGATTAATGACTATGTTTAACTTAGTTACTTTGCCTGATGAAGATAATCCTAGTAATATAAAGATAGAACCTTATGGAGATATATTCATAAACAATCCTGATAGTGTTGAACTAGATTGGACTGATAAGATAGATGTTTCAGAAATGAAGTTAATGCCTTTAACTGATTTAAATAAAAAAACTATATTTAAGTTTGTAGAAGATGAAGATGACTATGCTTTTAATAAATATAAGTTTGATGTTGGTGGTCATTTATACGGAAGTAAGAAATATGATGCTTCAGAGTTTACAATTCTAGCAGGAGAAGATGAAATAATTGCAGAACCTTTTGCAGCAACAGTAGTAAAGTCTTTAGAGGATATATTTGCCGACTTTATCACACCTGCCGTTTATTCTTACAATCCTGATGATAATACTTCTGAAGGTTTTGAAAATAGTCCTAGAATAATGTATAAAAATGGAGTTAAAACCTTAACAAGTTGTACTTATTTTGTTCCTGACCAAAACGGAGTTTTAGGAGATGCTTTTGAAGATGAATTTTTACAATTTAGTCATTTGACAAATATTCCAACAATAACAGGCTCTAGAGACTTTCACTTTGGGCAATGTCAGTTATTACCACCTGTAGGTAACTCAGTGCCTGACAATCTATTTAACTTGCATTGGCTTCCTTACTATTCAGAACTTTACAATCCTGATACTAGGATTATGACTATTAAAGTTAATTTAAGTCCTTCTGACATTAATACGTTTAAATTTAACGACACAGTATTTATTAAAAACAGAACATTTAGAGTAAACAAAATTGACTACAAGCCAAACGACTTAGCAACAGTAGAATTTATACTTATACCATAATGAGCAAAGTACCAACAATACCATATTTATCAGGGTTTGATGTAAAACCTTCTTCAACATCAGTTTTAGGAGTTGTTACCTTTACAGACGGAACTAACGACATAACACCTAATCAGTTGCAATGTGAAGCTTACGGATATACTTATAACAAAGCAGATGGAACTTGCTCTACTTTTAGATATAACACAAATCTTAACAGAAGTTTTAGTAATGAAAGTAATAAAGTACAAGGAGCAAACAACACAACAGAAACAGGAACTAACAATACTTTAATAATAGGTCAGAACAATACAGTAAAAGGTTTATCAAGAAACAATATTATTGTCGGTAATGAAAATGAAATAGCAAATGGAGTAAACAATGCTAACGTTTATGGTACTTTAGGAGAGGCTACAGCTGATAACTCAATAGTCCTAGGGGGTAACGTAGCTACTGACTTATTAGGTGAAAGACAGAGCATACAAGTACTATATGGAACACAAACTACAAATGGAACAAATACTGTAAGTTATCTAAACAATACAACTGATAAACTCTTAGCCGTTCCTGAGAACGCTGTAATGTATTTTCACGCTGACGTTGTAGCTGTAAGAGTTGGTGGAACAGATACGTCAGGAGGAGGAGCAGTAGGTGATTTTGCAAGTTGGGTTGAAAGAGGAGTTATTATTAATAAATCAGGAACATTAAGTATAGAAAGAGAAAGAGATGCAATTAAACATATTGGACATACTACTAATTGGCAACCAACAGGAATAGTAAGTGGAACTAACTTTGCAATGAGAGTAAGAGGACACGCAGACACAACAATAGAATGGTGTAGTAACATTACATTCACACAAATTAAAACAGGAGTAACTTTATAAAATAAAATTATGGCAGATAAAATAGTAATTGAAGCGGAAGTAAAGTCTAATATTGGAGATGTATCAAAAGACGCAAAAAGTGCAGCAGGTGAATTTAAAGTTATGGGTGTTTCTTTAAATAGTGTAAAAGCAGGTTTTGTTTCAGCAGGTAAATCAGCTAAAGTAATGTTTGGCTCTATTAAAGCAGGTATAATGAGTACAGGTATTGGTGCTTTGCTTATTGCAGTTGGTTCTTTAGTTACTTACTTTACAAATACTAAAAGAGGAGCTGACCAATTAAGTCAAGCATTTACTGCTATGGGTGCAGTTGTAGATGTATTAACAGACAGACTTAGTAAGGTAGGTGAAGCAATTAGTTTTGTATTTTCAGGAGAATTTAGAAAAGCAGGAGAAGCATTAAAAGGAACATTTGCAGGAATTACTGATGAAATTCAAAAAGAAGTAGCTGCAATGGTTCAGTTAAAGAAAAGAACACAAGAACTTAGAGATGCTGATATGGAGTTTATGGTTCAAAAAGCAGCAACAAGACAAGAAATAGAAAAAGCTAGATTAAATGCAGAAGATGAAACAAAGTCAGCAGAAGAAAGGTTAGATGCTTTAAAAACAGCACTAGAACTTGAAGAAAAGACTACTCAAAGAGAGTTAGAGTTAGCAGCAGAAAGATTAGCAATACAACAAGAGGAGATGGCTTTAAGTGAGAATTCTGCTGAAGATGAAGAAAGACTTGCACAATTAAAAGTAGAATTAATTGAAAAAGAAACTGCTTCTATTAAAATGAGAAGAAGGGTTGTTACTGAAGTTAATAGTTTAGAAAGAGAAATATTAGCAGAAGAAAAAGCTAGATTAAAAGAAAGAGAAGATGCTGAAAAAGCTAGATTAAAAGAAATAGCAGATGCACAAGAACAAGCTAGAAAAGAAAAAGAAGCAGCAGAGAAGGAAGCTATGAAAAAGTCTTTAGAGTTAGCTAAAATAGAGATGGATAAAAAAATAGCTTTTGCAAAATTAGTAGAACAAGAGAAGCAGAAAACAATTGCAATGGGTTTTGATGCTTTAGGTGCTTTAACTGAAAAAAGTGATAAGGCACAAAAGGCTGTAGCAGTAGCTAAGACTATTTACAATACTCAACAAGCTATTATGAATGCAATGGCTAATGTGCCTGCTCCTTTTAATGTTATTCAAGCAGTAGCTACAGGAGTTATGGGTGCAGCATCTATACAGAAAATTCTTTCTACAAGTCCTGAAAGTGGTGGTGGTGGTGGTGGTGGTTCTGTTTCAGCACCTGTATCATCTACACCTGCACCTCAAATGATGTCAGGAGCTTTTGAATTATCAGGAGGAGTATCACCTGAACCAACTAGAGCTTATGTAGTAACAGATGAAATGACTAACAGTCAAAACCAACTAGCCAATATTAGAAGAAGAGCTACAATTTAAAATCAAATATATTAACTATATATCTATTATATAATATGAAAGAAACAAGAATAGTAGAATTAATAATTGCAGACGATAGTCAAGAACTAGCAATTGATGCAATCAGTTTAGTAACTTCACCTGCAATTGAGCAAGACTTTGTTTACTTTGGAAAAGAAAAGAACAACTTAACTTTTGCTAAGGTAGATGAGGAGAAAAGAATGTTGGTTAGTCCTGCACTTATTCCTAATAAGCAAATATTCAGACACGACCCTAATACAGACAGCGACTACTATGTTTACTTTTCAAAAGACACAGTACGTAAGGCTTCTGAGTTATATTTAAAACATAACAATCACCATAAAGCTACATACCAACACCAAGACAGAGTTTCAGGCGTTCTAACAGTTGAAAGTTGGATTAAGGAAGGTGATATGGATAAGTCTAAGTTATACGGTTACGACTTACCTAACGGCACTTGGTTTGTTAAAATGAAGATAGAGAATGACGAACTTTGGAATAAAATCAAAGATGGAGAATTAAAAGGTCTTTCAATAGAAGGCTACTTTACTGATAAGATGGAAAAGATGTCAGAAAAAGCACCAACAAACGAAGATATTTTATCAGCACTAAATGAAATAATTAAGCAAAATCAAACAAAGTAGTAGTTTATCTATTATATATTACAAACACTAATAAAACTAAAAAGAAATTATGGACATTAAAGAACAAATCTTAGTAGCTCTAGGTCTTAACAAAGAAAAAACAATTAAGTTAGAGTGGCAATCGAAATCAGAAGATGGAACAATCTTTGTTTCAACTGCTGAGGAATTAGAAGCAGGAGTAGACATTGCAGTATTAACTGAAGACGGAACTACAATCTTATTACCTGTTGGAACTTACAAGACTGCTGAGGGTGTAACTTTCAGAGTTGAAGAAGAAGGTATTGTTGCTGAAGTTATGGAAAGCGAAACTGAAGAAGTAGTTGAAGAAGAAGAAATGGCTGAAGAAGAATTAGCTGAAGAAGAAGAAGATAAAAAAGATTATGCTGACGTTGCTGATTGGGAAGGTATGGAGAAAAGAATACAAAACCTAGAAGACGCAGTAGCAAGTCTTAAAGAAGAAAAAGTAGGAGGTGATGACGAAGTTGAGGAATTAGCTGAGGAAGTTGAAGAAAGAGGAACAACTCCTAAGTCTATTAAAACTACAGAAGTAGTTGAGTTTTCAGCAGAAGATGAATTAACTAAGTTAAAAGAAGAAAATGAAAAACTAAAGACTGAGTTGGCTTCACAACCTGCTTCAGCACCTTTAGATACAAACAAGTTCAGTTCAGATAGAAAGCCAATGGCTAAAAAAGAATATAACAAACTATCTAAAAGAGAAAAGTTCTTACACGATTTAAATAAATAATAATTAATAAATAAAAAACAAACATTATGGCTTTCACTACGACAAGCAACTTTGCAGGAAAGGCAGCAGGATTTTACATCTCGGCAGCTTTAAACCAAGCAAACTCACTAGACTACTTAACTATGATTGAAAACATCAAGTTTAAGTCTAACATCCAAAGAATGGCAGGTTCATCTTTAGTAGCAGACGCTTCTTGCGACTTTACTGACGCAGGTACTTTAGCATTAACTGAAAATGTACTTGAGCCTAAAAATCTACAAATTAATCTTGACTTATGTAAAGCTACTTTACTTGACAGTTGGGAAGCATTACAAATGAGAGCAGGAGCAGGAGCGCCACCACCTGCAAGTTTTGATGACTATGTAATTTCTTATATGGGAGAAATTATCGCTAATGGAGTTGAAGGTTCAATATGGTCAGGAACAGGAGCAACACCCGGAGAATTTGAAGGGTTCTTAACGGCTACTACAGGAGCATTTGCAGTAGATGGTACAGTAAACACTTCAACTGCAACAGGAGCTTACACAGCAGCTAACATTATCGCTAACTTACAAACTTTAACTTCTGATATGGCAACAAACATCTCAGCAGTATTGAGAAAAGAAGACTTACATATCTATATGTCTCCTAAAACTTATGCTTTATATGTATCAGCAGTATCTACTTTAGGATATGTTAATGCTTACAATATGAACGGAGACTATGCACCTGTATTTGAAGGGTACAAAATCGCTGTTTGTAACGGTATGCCAAATGACCAATTAGTAGCAGCAGAGAAGTCTAACTTATTCTTTGGAACTGACTTGTTAAGCGACCAAACTAGAATAGATTTAATTGATATGGCGTTTACAGGTTCTGACAATATGAGGTTAGTAGCTCGTTACTCAGGAGGTGTTCAGTTAGGTATCGGAGCTGATATCGTTCACCAATCATAATAAATAAATAATACGGATGGAGGGGGTAAAACCCTTCCACCCTTAACCTAAAAAAATAAAATAAAATGGCTTGTACAGCACTAACAAAAGGTAGGGGGCTTGATTGCAATCGTATATCAGGAGGAGTAAAAAAAGTATTCTTTTCTGTATTTGATGAAGATGTTTCTTATACTTATGACGCAACAAATCCTTTAGAAATTGACGCAATTGATTGGAACTCTACTACTATATATGAGTACGTTATGCCACTTGGTGTAGCTTCAATTACTGATACTATTACAGGAAGTAGAGAAAACGGAACAATTTTCTACACTCCAACTGTAAATATTATGCTTAATAAACTTACTAAAGAAGACCAAAATGAAATTAAGCTTTTAGGAAAATCTAAGGTAAGAATTTTCGCAGAATTGAACCAACAATTAACTAACGGACACAATGTATTTATTGCATTAGGAATGTCTAATGGATTAGAACTTAATGCAGGTACTATGGATAGTGGTAGTGATTTTGGGTCGCGTAACGGATATACTCTTACATTTGACGGATTAGAGCCTATTCCTTTCGCTTTCTTAGAAGATTACACTACTGCACCTTGGGACCAAAGTGGATTTATTAATGAAGCAGCAACTTTCCCAACTACAGGAGCTTAATCTTAATTAGTTTTCTTATATATTTCTTGATTAGGGTGGGCTTAGGCTCACCTTTTTCTTTTTAAAGCAAATAAATATAACTTATTTCTATTATATAACAGACAAACTAACTATGATACAAGCAATAACAGAAA